AACGACCAGGCCAGCCAAAATACCAGCCTTCCCACGCTTGACTGGAGCCTTACCGTTCGTGTTGCAGTAATTGTGCGCGGCAACATCCCAGATCAAATTGCTGACCCAATAGTTGAAAGCCTTCACAGCAAACTAATGGCCGACCTTACCCTTGGTGGCTATGCCTACGATGTGCAGCCTGTCTCAGTTTCGTTTGATTTAGTCGAAGCTGATCAACCAGCGGGTGTGGTAATGTGTGATTATCGAGTGCTTTACCGCACCTCGGTCGCAAATCTTGCGAGCTAATCATGGCTATCATGATAGACGAATACTGGGGCCAAGGTGGTTCTTACCTTCTTGACTCCAAATCCGGCAAACGCAAGCTCATTGAGCGAACAGAGCCGGCCAACACTCAACCCGAGGAACTGAGCAATGGCTCTGCTGACACGCAAACGGCTGATCCTGGCAAAGGCTGAAGCCACCTACGGCACCGACCCAACACCGACTGGATCAGCTAACGCGATCCTAGTGCGAAATTTGGATATTGTGCCGCTTCAGTCGGATATTGTTCAACGCGAACTGATCCGTCCTTACCTAGGCAATTACGAGCAGTTACTCGCACAAACCAGGGTGCAGGTAACTTTTGAGGTTGAACTTGCTGGCTCCGGCGCCGCTGGCACTGCACCTGCCTATGGTCCTGTGCTTAAAGCTTGTGGGCTGTCTGAAACCGTGGTGGCTACTACTAGCGTTACCTATGCGCCGGTAAGTTCCAGCTTTAGTTCCGTCACCATTTACTTCTACCAAGACGGCATTCGTCACATCGTGACCGGCGCCCGCGGCACATTTACCCTCAATGGCCAAGTTGGAGCAATCCCTACCATCGCCTTCACGATGACCGGGATTTATAACGCTCCTACCGATACAGCGCTTGCTACGCCAACTTATGCCAACCAAGCAACACCGCTGATCTTTAAAAACGGCAACACCACCAGTTTCTCAGCATTCAGCTATTCCGGCGCCCTTCAATCAATCGATCTCAATCTTGGCAACGAGATTGTTTATCGTGAGTTAATTGGCGGCACCAAGGAAGTGCTGATTACTGATCGCAAGCCTGCCGGCACCATGTCAATCGAGGCTGTGCTGTTGGCCACCAAGAACTATTTCACGGTGTCCACCGGCTCAACCACCGGCAGCATTTCGTTCCAGCATGGCACCACTGCTGGTAACATTGCAACGCTAACGATGGCGCAATCCGACTTAGCTAATGCCTCATATGCTGATATGAATGGCATTGCAATGATGAACCTGCCTTATGTGGCGACTCCAACCGCCGCTGGCAACGACGAACTGTACCTCGCTTACACCTGATCCTCATGGCATTTGTTCTTAAGCAGTCGGACAGCTATTCCTGGCCGGTTACCGTCGAATTTCCAGTAGATGGTGGCCGGTTTGAAAAGCAAACTTTTGACGTTGAACTGAAACGGCTTTCGCAATCGCGGATTCAAGAAGTAATAGACGGCAAAGGCACCACTAACGACGGCGATTTTGCCAAGGAGGTTGTGCTTGGTTGGAATGGTGTCACGGATCCCAAAGGAGCCGATGTGCCGTTTAGTGCTGCTGCATTAGAGCAACTGCTTAACATGCCATTGGTTGCTGCTGCGATCGTAGAAGCATTTTTTGGTAGCCTGACAGGAGCTAAGCGAAAAAACTAACAGAGGCCGCTGAGCATTGGGCTGGCGGCAGCGTGGTGGATGAAACGGAAAAGGATGCTGCAGGTTTGGGGATTGACGCTCCAAGCCTGCCGGCTGTATCTGAAGATTTTGAAGTATGGCAGGAAAATTGGGATATAGTCCTGATGTTCCTGCGAATGCAAACCCAATGGAATGTAACCATGGGCGGCTATGTGGGCTTAAATTATGAGACATTACGGTGGTTCTGTGACCTATACTCAATAGAAGACGTGCAGGCCATGCTGGAGGGCATCCAAGTCATGGAAGCAGCAGCCCTTGGAGCATTGAACCGCGATGGCTAGCGCTGATACCCAGGTTAGGATTGAGGCCTTAGTCCGTGGCGTTGAAAACGTTGAAGGCCTTAAATCTGCTATTCGCTCGCTGCAGGGATCTGCAACTCCTGCTGCATCAGACCTCAATAAACTGCGTGATGCTGCAGTAGCGCTTGGCAGCGCATCCAATGCATCTGAAAATAATCTTAGATCTGCGGTTAATACACTTAAAAGCCTTAAAGATCAAGCATCAATTGCAAGTAACGAATATCGTCAATTTGCACAAGATATTAAACTTGTAGAAAACCGTTTAAATTCTGTAACGCAAGCTGCGACGCAATTTAAAAGCGCCAGTAGCGGCATTGCTTCTGGTGGTAATGCAGGTCAAGCAATTATGGGCAGGGGGCGCACTTATGGCGCTTATGGCCAAATGCCCTTTGGCACCAATGACCCCGAGTTTTGGCGCAAGCAAGTTGAGAATGCATATTCAAGCCCAATTGGTCCCCAACAGCTGAATTATGGTCAAGCAAATCAAGCGCTTGACCAAATGCGCTCTTCGTTAGATGAGCAATATTCTTTGCAACAACGAGCAAGAGTAGAACGACTTGAGTTAAATGAAAAATATAATCAATTAGAAATTCAAGCAGAAAATAGGCAGCAAACTGCTTACCTAAAAGAACAAAGAGCTGGATTTGATGCTCAAATTGCAGATTTTGACAGACGATTAAATGCGCGAGGTAATCGCAGACAACGCTTGCAAAACCTTGGCCAATCTACTGGCATAGTTGCAGCATCCGGCATATTTGGTGGCCCTGAAGGCGCATTGGGCGCCCTTGGCGGCGCTGTCCTTGGTGGCCCTGGCGGAGCAGCACTGGGCGGCGCAGTTGGCGCTCAAGCCGCAATGCTGCGCCAAGGCATTTCTGACACAGCAGAATATTCCGCGCAAATTGCTAAATTAAATATTGCATTAAAAGGTGTCACCGGAAGCGCCAAAGAATATGTTCAAGCACAAAAAGCAATTAATTCAGTTAGCAAAGATTTTAATGTTCCAATTCTTGACGCAACTCAAGCATTTACACGACTTACCGCATCCGTCAAGGGTGCCGGTGGCAATGTAAACGACGCGGAAATTGTATTCCGCAATATTACATCTGCGATTAAAGCGTCTGGTGGAAGTGCCGAAGATGTGCAAAGTGCATTGCTTGCAATGTCACAAGTATTTTCAAAGGGCAAGGTTAGCGCAGAGGAACTAGGCGGTCAACTTGGTGAACGCTTGCCAGGCGCAGTGACTTTATTTGCTCAAAAAACCAATAGAACATTACCACAATTACAAAAAGATCTTGAGCAAGGAGTTGTCGGTCTTAATGACTTAATGAAATTTGTTGTTGGATTGGGGGAAAAATATGAAGCCAGTGCGCTTAAAATAAGTAATTCGACGGAAGACGCGGGAGCAAGAAGCAAAGTTGCATTAGACGGATTGCGAAAAGAATTTGGTTCGTTGTTCATTCCAGTAGGCAGTCAAATTCAAGATTTTACTACTAAAATTGCCAACATGGCAACCGAAGTAATTAAACAATTTAAAAGAATTCAGGCCGAAAGCCCAATTACTGGAAATGTTATTTCAAATGTTTTTAATGCCGGCACTGGAATAGCGACTGGATTACTCGGAGGTGCCAGTATTATTCCACTGGCAACAAGGGGCGCAAGTTTACTAAGTGCCAATCTTCCAAGATCACAACAAATAGATGCTATTACTGTTAACGATCAAAAGCCAGGATCAAAATTAAAGCCTTCAAATTTTGCAAATCCGTCGGCAAATGAAGGTATGAGTCAGCAGGAGTTTGTGGCTAAATATAATATTCTTCAAAAATCGGGCGAATTAAGTAATTATAATTTAAGCGTTTCAAGAAAATTATTAGAAGTTGAAGCAAAAATATTCAAAGCACAAGAAGCTGAAGACATTTTAAGTTTAAAAAAATTAAATACTGATAAGCTAAAACTTGAGCTTGAATCAAAAAGATTTGAAGCTGCGCTGAAATATGAACAAGCCTTAAAAGAAGCAGATTTACAAAAAGATAACAGAAAAAAGCAACTTGAAAGAACTGAAGCAAAAACTGAATTGCGTGGAAAATTTAATGAAATCAATATTTATAGAGAACAACAATTACAAAAAATAAATCAAGATACAACAAGGGAGCTTAGCGATCAAAGCGAAGAACGAACTAAGCAACTTAGAGCAGCGCAACAAGCAAGCAGATCGGCAGCCAATGAACTTGAAATTTTACAAACAATTAGTCCAATTAAAAAAATTCAAGT